ATTATAAAAAAGTGGTGCAGCCATTATCTCATTCCTCCTGGTGCAATGTCTAATCTAAATGTACCTAGTTTCCAGTCTTGATTAATTGCTGTGTTAGAAATTTTTAATGCAACTGACCTTGCTCTTATTCTTGTGCTTTGAAAAGTTTTAGATGAATCAATTACAAAATCTTTAGTGGTTGGTGTGCTGTTAGGATAAGCCCTTGATATAAGACTGACTGTAGTGTTACCTGTTTGTGTAATAAAATCTGGTATAAACCTGCTCACTCTCATCATATATTCTCCATCACCTCTAAGATCGGGTGTACCAACTACTTGACCTGTGTTACTTCTTCTTTGTGTAATATCAAAATCTCCTGATAATATAAATGCTGGTATTGCTACAGCAATATTACCTGCGTTTACTTCATCGGTCCCTGTTTCCTGGCTATAGTATATAGTACTACCCTGCGTATTACCAGTAACATCAAATGAAGCATCATCATTTGAGCCATAATAAGTTGCATGTGGTTTGTTAAATACTGCTGAATCCTGCCAAGCAGTTCTGGCTAAAGTGCCTGTTGTCCAAATAGGTTGTTTTGCTGTTGAGTCTAAATAGTTATAAGTAACCATTCTATCAATTTCGTCTGAAGCTTCGCTAGGATAGAACCAAGTTATTTCTCCAAACAAGTTATTTAAACCTGCATTAATTAAATCACGTGATGTGTCATTAATACTATCATAAACAAAGTCTTCTACAAAACATTGCATAGATTGTAGTTGACCATCATAGGTAAAGAAACCATTTTCTGACATCCAATAAGCAGCACCATCTACTTCTATGCATGCATTTTTACCAAACAATCCACAGTTAGTTCCTACTTGTTCAAAAGAGAAAGTAAAAGGTTGTCCTACAAATTTCATAAGAAACAATGCGGTATCAGTCCAAACGTAGATTGCATCCCTACCTTTAATAGCTCCCATAATTTTAGAACCATCTGCAAGTCTTTGCGTACCTGCTGTATTTTCAGCTCTTACTGTATAAGAATCAGTTTGGTCAATGCTTTCTTGAGAAGAGAAACGTATAAACATATCGTCTTGTGTAGATTTAGTTCCTACAGTTGTTTCAGTTCCAAAAAATACTAAGTGTCTGTCTGGTGTTGATACTAATACATGACGTGATGCTGTTGGTGCATTAGGTAATACGGTTGCTCTAGTTGATGTGGCATTAGGAGCTGCAGCGTCCCACTCAAAACATTTATCATTATATATAAGTGCAATTAATTTTGTACCAAAGTTATCTAATACCCATAAACCTGGGTCAATAGTAAAGTCAGTAGAAGATGCACTACCCCAACCTGCGTATGAAGTTATGTTTGTAACTGTAACTCCTGCACTATGTCCTGATTTAGTTGTGCCATTAACTTCTCTTGCTCCTCCGCTTAAAGTATTTGTTGTGGTATTATTATTTGTAAAAGAAATAAATTCAGACCCTATTTGAATAGTACCTGAAGATGGAAATGCTGACGAATCTGTTAAAGGAATAACAGTTACAGCATCATTAATAGTAGAAGCTAGTGTTGTTGTTGCAGCACCTAGGGATGTACCACCAAATAAACCTGTACCAAAACCAAAGCCACCTAATTGTTGTGCGGGTCCAACTGTGTAATAACATAAAACAGAAGCAGATCCTGCATTTGTAATTGGTGTCCCTGTTTCCGCAACTGCCATTGTAATAGTAAATGTTGAAACTGTTGGTACGGAGGTAACCATAAATTTTTGATCTTCAAACGTAGCATTAGTAAATGTTGATCCACTTAATCCAGTAACTGAGTCAAACATTACAATATCATTTTGTAACAAACCGTGACTACCTGTACAGGTTATTGTAACTGTTTTTGAACTTGATGTACTTGTAAAATCAGCACCTGTTAAGGTAACTCTAATTGGGTGAATGTCATAAAATACACCACCTGAAAAAACATATAAAATACTACTAGTGCCTATGGCTGCAAATTTAATACCTGCGTTGTTATCCCAATGATGAATTGCTCTTGCAACACCTGTTAATTTATCGTCGCCTAGTTGAGACCAACCACCTATTTTTTCTGGACTACCATATCGAAAACGAACAAAGTCGCCATCAAACCATTGACCTTCAGCCCCGGTCTCTGTAACTTGTTTGTTGAACCCTGGTGCAAAACCTAATTTTTGTAACATATAACTCCATTTATGTATTCCTTATTGGTGGAACACCTAACATCGGCCTTCTGTCAAACCTATTCTTTTCTGCAAAAGGACCATTTACATGGTTATAATGAAGAAACACTTGTCCGCAAGTAGTTCCTTCAAAAGGTTCTCTCCAATGCTCTAATTCACAACCACTATATACTAGCATATCGCCAACTTCAAGCATGACTTTTGTACCTTCTGGAGCATTAGGTTTTTGTATATTTTTGTATTCGTCGATGACAGAATCTACACCGGTACCATCTATAAATATAGGCCAAGGATCACCACCTAAATTAATAGTAGTAGATATTTCACAACTTGGTCTGTCTTTATGTCTTTTCAATTCGTCTCCGTTTTTGTATATTCTAGCATATGAATAAGTGGGAATTAAGTTTAACCCTGTTTCTTGTTGCATTACTGGTAATACTTTAACAAGTAAGGTTTCCATTACAAGATCAGCATAATGAGAATAAGTGTTTGGAATTTGTTTATCTGTCCAAGTACCTAACATCCCTGTATCATACGTAATATTGTTTTCGTACATCCATCTAACTGCATCTCGTTTAAGTAAAAAGTAGTTAAATATAAAGTTAGCAAGTTCGTAGCTAACAGCCTTTTTGATTACTTGGTATTTATTAAAAGCCATGTTGTATAAAATTAAAACTTATTGATATTCTTAAATCATTTGATTGATTAGGTTCAACACTATGCCATAACCAAGCAGGGAACATTATAATACGTCCTGGAATAGGGTCAAGGTTTGCATCTCTCCATAAATGTTTAGGGGGTTTACCTTTTTTTCGTATAGGCATTATTATTTGTGCTCCAGGTCTTGGGTCATATATCTTAAGTCTTCCTGCTTGTGGATTAGATTTAACATAATACACCCCTGAAAATAATGAATTAGAGTGTATATGTGTTTGGTTCATTCCATCTTTAGGATTTATGTTAGCCCACATGTTACCAAGGACAGGTTCTCTATCTAACCATTCTTCTTTAAACATATCTCTACACATAATTATTAGTTCGTTAACTAATAATTGATACTCTGGCTTTGATGCCATGTTGGTAGTAGAATGCCATCCTTTGTAATTTGTCTTCTGTACCCCTTGATCTTGATTAGACCAATTAACAATGTCTTGTGCTAGTTTATCATTATCTAATTTTATATCTTTGCCAAAAACACTAGTAGGAAAAAATTCTTCTCTAATCATCTAAAAGGTTTACCTCCAAACCAAACAACTAAAGATTGTCTCATGCCTTCTGTTACTGGATTAACTCTATGATTTAAAAAAGAAGCAAACATAATTGCGTGTCCTTGTTTTAAACTTGCAACTTTTCCCGGAGCCATTAATTCTAAATCACCACCTTGAAATTCTGATGGATCATTTAATAAAAGAGTCATTGATATTTTTCTAACAGGTGGTTCGTGTTCCATGTTTACATCACAATCCATATGCCAATCATAAAACCCTCCTTTAGGATATTCTGTAAACTGTGCATTTTCTGTAATTTGTATATCACCAAACCCAAAATGATTTTCATTTGTTTTTTGTATAAAATTATTAAGATCACGATACATGTGACTCATTTCTTTAAAAGGTATCCAACTAATAGTTGTTATTCTTTTTTTTGTATTAGTCCCATTACCTGGTCTACCCATACCAACCTTTGCTTCTTGTGGTTTTTGTGCTCTACCTGATGCAATAATTTGTCTGCATTGTTCAGGTGTAAATAATGGTGTGGTAGTCTGCACTATCCAACTCTTCCATTTAGGTTCTGTGATGTGTCTGTTTTCGTACATTAACTTACTCCTCTGTTTCGAATTGGATTATATTGCACATCCATATTTGCAGCAAGTGTTCGCCTATATCCTGGTCCATTAAATGGATATACGCAGTGTCTCATGTCATATGGAAATACAAAAAAATCTCGTTCTTTAATATTTGGTTGATAATCTATGTTTGCAAAATGTCCATTAGCTGGACCTAGTATTTGTAATCTACCATTTTGTGGCTGATCTGGTGATGAATATTCTACACCATAAGACTCTGGTAATTTTAAAATCATGACAGACGATAGACCGGTAAACAATGTTCCTTGGTGCACGTGCACTGGATTATACTCATGCTCAAACATAGTATTAACCCAAATAGAATTAAGATGTAAATTGTATTCTTTTATTTTATTCCAATCTAAATAATGTCTAAATTTTTGTTCAAACCATTCCAATACATTATTAGGTAAGTGATTATGTTTAGTCATCTTAGGACTGTCTTCACCATTAAAAAATAAACTATGTTCTTTTTCTATCTTACCTACTAATTGTTTGTTAGCAGGTTTTAATTCAGGATACTTTGTTTGATAAATATGGTTAATAGTATTATATACATCTAAAGGTACTTGGTATTTTAATACCGATTGACCTAAAAATATAAAATTAAAATCTGATGTGTCCATATTTCTGTCTAATCCTTTCTGGAATTTTTTCAATGTAAGGGTTATATACTTTTCTAACAGGTCCATCAAATAGTTTATGCATATTACTACCAACAATTTTATCATCATAAGATAAACCATTTACATTTACTTGGTCTAAGTTATCAAATCTGTGGTTAAAATAAGGCTCATCTATGAACTTATATATTTTTCTAAACTCTTGTTCAGGATTATTAACTATGTCATCGTACTTTACATAATGACACATATCTTTATAGTCATATGAGTTTTTAATTGCTTCTAATTCTTTTGCAACAGCACCATCTTTATTCATAATCATTGCTAATTTTTCTTCATCATTTTTACAATTATACTTGTTAGGAAATGCATCAAGATTTTCTGTGTACCACTGCATATAACTTGCTAGTACATCCATTAAATCTCTAAGTAATACAATACATTTAAAAGGACGTTTAAAATGCTTTTGCATTAATAAAAAATTACCTTTAGTCATTACAGGTCCACGATCAATGATTACTCTTTGTGGCCAATTTTTGTAGTAAACGTCATACACTGAATCTAGTACATTATCTAAAGACTTGTGGTCTGGATAATTTTGAAAGACATCAGTTTGTTTAAGTAGAAACAAATTTTTTATTATTTCTAAAGTAATAGAATTAGGAGTAGCTGCTATCTCAGGATTTTGATTCATAATACTTGCAAATAAAGTATTACCTGATCTAGGTTGTGCTACCAAAAAAAATAGTTTCTTATTCTGGTTTGGCTCCGAGGTCATTGGTCAATTGTTCTTTCTTGTTATAGATCATTTCTCCTGATTTTTTAACTCTTTCTATAGTCTGTAATTGTCCTAATACATTAAACACTTCCGGTTGTGATGAGCCTGATGTTAGTGTCTCCGCCTTATTTTTCATAATTAAATGGTATGAATCTAATTGATGAGTATTAACATCTTTAGTATCAAACGAACCATCATCAAATTCTTTTTTAAGAACTGACCATAGTTTAATTTCTCTCATTCTATCTCTAGCGATAAGTTGCATGTTAGCTACTGAATAAGTTTTCTCGTCTATATCAATTTGAAGTAGTTCTCTTTTTAAAGGATCCTCTTCTTTAAGTAATTTTTCCTCTAATCTTTTTAATTTAACTTCATTACGTCTTGCATCAAATGATAAAGACATTAAATTTTCTAAGAATACGTTTTGTTCTCTAACACATTGCCAATATTTAGAAGCTTTAGTTGGGTATTTAGCATCTTGAAGAACAGACATTCTCATTTCTGTCTCAGTTCTAAACACTTGTTTTTTAGTCCAAGTATCTCTAAGCTCATTTGTTAATTCTTTAAATTCTTTTACTTCATTTGGATCTAATAAATTATTTAAGCTAGGAGCTTCTTTTTCTATTAGCGCATGTATATTTCTTTTTTCAGTCATTATATTCCTTTCATTGAATAGATTTAATATAACTACTTAAAGTTATAAGTCAAGTTAACTTACAGATAGATTTTTAACTTGAGTTCCAGCACCTGTAAATTCTTCTGTTCCGGTAAAGGCTGCGTTACCATTTGCATAACCTCCAGTACCTAGTGCTGCTGGTCCAGTTCCACCGCCTTGTGCCATTCTTTGTCTACCAGTTGCCATAGTGGCTTGTGCTGTCCAAGAAGTTCCATCGTATGCTTCAGTTAAATTAGGATAAGGAGAAGCGGGTTCGTTTCCACCAAAAATAGTAGCATCATTTTGATTACCACCTATTCCAACAAAAGTAGCTTTGGTTGATCTGCTTATAGTTCCACCAGCTGTCCAAGACGACCCATCATATTCAAGAGTTGTACCGTTAGTTGGGTTTTGTCCACAAACTATAAGAGCTGCTGTTTGTGATCCAGCACCAGATTGAGATCTATTTACTGCTGGTATATCAGTTTCTTCAGACCATGAACTACCATCCCATTCTTCTACGTTTGCTACAACAGGAGGTGACTGACCACCAACTGCAAGTGCAGCTGTTGAAGTTCCAGCACCAGCTAATTTGTCTCTACCTGTACCTAAATTAGCAACTTCTGACCAAGATGAACCATCATATACTTCTGTAAAGGCATAGGCATTAACGTCTGGAGCTTGTCTTGCGCCACCAGCATATAATGTTGCTGTTTGAGTTCCTAACATAGAAGGAGCACCTACGTATCTTGCTGTTCCTAGATTACCTACTTCTGTCCAAGAAGCACCATTATATTCTTCCGTTTCATTTTTTGAAGCATTTCCTGGAGCTATTTGACCACCATAAGTTATTGAAGCAGTTTGAACACCTGCTGCACCCATTCCATTTCTACCTGTACCTAAAGCTCCACCAGCTGCCCATGAACTTGCTAAAGCTATACCATCAACACGCAAATTACCTGTAGAAGAATTATACCATACCTGTCCATCTTCTGGATTTGCAGGATCTGCTGATAAGTATTTAACTTTCAGCCCGTGAATTGTGTTGTAGCCAGCCATCTATAAATTCCTTATGGGAGTGTTATTTGACTTGGTCTATCATTTCTAGTTTTTGCTTCATCAGACAATGCATCCCATGCTTCTTGTGCTGCAGTTACTTCCGCAGTTACTAAAGCTTGTGCTTCTGTTTTTGTCTTTTCAACACCGTTTTTTTCAGCTAACCATAATGCGCCTTTTTCGTTGTTACCAACGACCCAGACATTTGCAGGTTGACCTGAAAGATAAAAATTCTGTCTATCTT